CCGCCACAGGCTCAGCCATATATACCGCCATTGTTTTATCGGCAAGTATCGCGGGCATAATGTATATAAGCGGTATCAGCAGAATAAATTTTCTAAGCACCGCAACAATTATTGAGCACTTGGCGTTGCCTATGGATACAAACGTCATCTGGCACGCTATCTGCACGCCGAATAGGAACAGCACCGCGCAGTATATCCTAAGCTCGCCCTCGGTGAAGGTTATAAGCTCCGCGCTGGTGGTGAAAAGGCTGGCGAACGCTCCCGGAAACAGCATTATTATGCCCCAGAGCAAAACAGAATAGCAAAGGCAGACCTTCAGCAGCAGATTGAACGTTTCCTTAACGCGGGATGCGTTTTTTGCGCCGAAATTATAGCTGAGTATTGGCTGCGCGCCCTGAGATATGCCAGAAAGCGGCATCATGGCGAACTGCATAACGCTTGAAAGTATCGTCATTGCGCCAACGGCAATATCCCCGCCGTATTTGAGAAGGGAAGAATTAAAGCACACGGATATTATACTTTCGCTTGACTGCATAACAAACGCCGCAAGGCCCAGCGCTATGCACGGAAGGATAAGCTTGAAGTCTATCCTCATCCTTTCGCGCCTGAGTTTAAGTATGCTGTTCCCTTTCATAAGAAAATGCAGCACCCATATGCAGGATATGCCCTGCGATATTATGGTTGCAAGCGCGGCGCCGGAAACGCCCATATCGAACACGAATATGAACAGCGGATCGAGCACGATGTTAGCAACCGCGCCTATGAGCACAGTGTACATGCCTGTTTTTGCAAAGCCCTGCGCCGTTATGAAGGCGTTCATACCAAGCGTAAGCTGCACGAATATGGTGCCGACAGCATATATGTTCATGTAATCCACGGCGTAGTCTATCGTGTTTTCGCTTGCGCCGAAGGCCAGCAGCAAATCGCGGTTCCAAATCAGCAGCACAGCCGTAAGCGCCACCGATATGCAAAGCTGCAGCGTAAAGCAGCCGCCAAGTATCTTTTCCGCGGATTCGTTATCGCCCGCGCCCATCGCTATTGATGCGCGCGGCGCGCCGCCGGAGCTTACAAACGCCGCAAATGCGGATATTATAAGAATTATCGGCATACATACGCCCACGCCCGTGAGCGCAAGGCTGCCGTCAGCACCCATATGTCCGATGTAGATCCTATCCACAATGTTATAGAGCATGTTCACAAACTGCGCCGCTACCGTAGGCACGGCCAGCTTCAAAAGCAGCTTGCCGACAGGCTCCGTCCCGAGGAATGTTTTATCCTGCTGCATAAATAATTATCCCTTCCCGCCGCTTGTCGCGGCAATACGGGCAATAGTTTATATCACCAATGATGATAAAGTCCCACCCGCCATTGTGAATTAAATGGAAACTGTATTTGTGTTATGCCTGCTTTACGACTATAATAGAACAGTCATAGGAAGGAGGGTGGTCAAATGCTGAAAAAGTTTGTTTCAAAAGAGCCGGTGCTGAAGGGATGGTCGGGCGATAAAAAGTATTGCCTAACCGATGAGCAAGGCAACAGATTTCTGCTGCGTGTAACGCCAATTGAAAAATATGATGAAAAAATGAAGGAATATGAGCTTATGCACCGCGTGGCTGAGCTTGGCGTGCCCATGTGCGACCCGCTTGAATTCGGCACATGCGACAAAGGCGTATATTCAATACAAACATGGATAGACGGCGAAGATGCGGAAACCATAATGCCAAACTGCCCCGCCGCAAAGCAATACACATACGGTATGGACGCCGGACGTTTTCTCCGCAAAATTCACTCCATCCCTGCACCCGAAACCCAGGAGGATTGGGGTATCCGCTTCAACCGGAAGATAGACAGAAAGCTTGCCTCCTATGAGGCCTGCCCCCTCAAATATGAAAACGGACAGGCGGAGGCGTTTATAGATTACATAAACAAAAACCGCCATCTGCCCTATGGCAGGCCGCAAACGTTTCAGCACGGCGATTATCACATAGGCAACATGATGATAGGCCGCGACGGCAAGCTATACATAATCGATTTCAACCGCTGTGACTTCGGCGACCCATGGGAGGAGTTCAACCGCATAGTTTGGTGCGCACAGAAGGCGCCCATATTCGCTTCCGGCATGGTGGACGGATACTTTGACGGCGCCGTTCCCATGGGCTTCTGGCAGCTGCTTGCGCTTTACATAAGCAGCAACACTCTATCTTCCCTGCCGTGGGCCGTGCCGTTCGGCGAAAAAGAAATAGCAACCATGCGAAATCAGGCCAACGATGTGTTCAACTGGTATAAAGGTATGAGCGATCCGGTGCCGGCATGGTACTGCAAAAGCTTATAAACGCAAAACAGGCGGAATCACCCCGCCTGTTTTTACAGCGCTATTTCATAATGCGTAATATATACCAGACTAAAGATAAAGCAAAAAGCGACTCCCCGTATGAGAGGAATCGCTTTTTTCATGGTCGGGGCGAGGTGATTTGAACACCCGGCCTTTTGGTCCCGAACCACATTCTATCATTCCGTGCTGTTTATCATCGTCTTAATTTTATAAGTAAGTAAGCTACTTTCTCTGTATATGCAAATCGGGAAAGATTATCATTGCAGGGCATATGGTTGCCAAAAAGTTGCCATCATCGTGCAAGTCCTTTTTTGAAAAACAGGGCCGTCAGGAATTATCCCAACGGCCCAACAAATTACTGCTCTATATCTGTATCAGAATCTATATCCGGCTTTTCTTCTTTGTCCTGCATCTTCTCAAGCGACTTTTTCAGCGCTGCCGGCAGCGGAAGTCCGAGTTCTCCCGCATTTTCCAGTATGCTCAATCCCTCATTCGCAATATAGAAGAAAATAACCGCGCTACGCACGGCCTCATTCGTGGCAGGAATAACTCTGTCAACCATAACGCCAACGGCCACCAATAGGAAAATAGCGACCTTTTTAAGCAAGCCCTTGAATCCCACAAGGCTTGAAAGCTTGCCCTGCACAGCAGCCTTAATCACGCCCGTGATATAGTCTATAACGACCATAGCCACCAGCGCGATTATGAGCGCATCCCACGGGCCCCATATATACGTTACTATGCCGCCTATACCGGCTGCCGCTATACGTAGTACATCCACCATATTATCCATCTTCTCATTCGCTCCTTACTTGTTATTTTTTATAAACTCATTCACCGCCGCAACGGTTTTGCGGCCACATATGCCGTCTGCATCACCGCACGGATAGCCGCACGCATTAAGCGCTGTCTGCATGGCGCGTATATCCTCGCCGCGCTGCAACGGAGATTCAATGCGGAACACCCGCCGCTCAGGCGACTTGTTTCCCGCTTCTTCCGCCAACGCCGGATGCTTGCCCTGATGCGTCCATGTACCTTTATCAAGCGGCAGCTTTACAACACCTACGTCACGGCCTTTGGCTTCGATGGTGTACCCGTTTCCGACATATACCCCAACATGCTTCATCTCGCCGCTTTTGCGTCTAAAAACAAGGTCTCCGGGTTCTATCGTCCATGCACCGATTTTTCCCTGTTTGCTGCACTGTGCATACAGGCCGTTTGCAGTAACGTCGCCTTTTATCATTCCCTTAACGTCCAGTAGCCAGTGGACTATTAGTCCGGAGCAGTCAAACGCATACAGCGGGCGCTTCTTTGCGGCCTTTATGTAGCGCATACATCGTGCTGCCTGTATCAAATTGCCTTCTTCGCGTTTGCGCACCCATGCAGATACGTCCGGCATGGTATCTACGCGCCGGCCCTGGGCGCCCCACACATATGCATCGCCTATATGCGATTCAAGGTAGGCCAAGAAGTCTGCTATCTTGCCCATCGTTTTGCACCTATGATCAGCACGGCAGTCACTACAAGTACAAGGCTGGCGGCACCTGCGTTATCGCCGGTCTGCGGCAGGCCCGGTACAGCGGGCTTTACTTCGGCATCCGCATCTGCATACCACCTTGCCGTTGCCTCGGCTCTGCTGCGCTGCCCGAAGTTTGCTGCAAGCGCGGCATCGGACATATATATTTTGCCGCTGTATATATCTTCTATAGTCATGCCCAACGCCGCAAGCGCACGGGATAAGTCGCCAAGATTGCCATTTGCAATATCTACGCTTACTGCAACATTGTTTTGGCGTGCGAACACCAGCTTGTCTATTGTAACGGTGTCACCCGTGATTATTATAGGCTTACCGTTATATACAAGCTGGTCGGCAGGCGTAGCAGTCTCTATCGATGCCGTTACGGCCGGATGTGCGCCCGTAACCGTGGCGGCTATCACATTGCCGTCTATATACAGCACTTCCAAGTCGCCGAGCCGTATATCGCCTTTGATATCATTGCCGCCGCTATCCGTTATGCGCACGCTGAAGTATACGACCTGCCCCACCGCCGCAATCTTGTCGGGTACGGTCGTATATGCCGTGCCGGTAGTGGTATTTACCCGGTCAAGCTTACTCACGGTCACGGTATACTCCGGCGCAGGGTCGGGCGTATATGCCCAGCCCATAGCCAATGTGGGTATGCTTGCGCAAAGCGTAAGCGCAAGCAGAAGTATAAGTATAGTCTTTTTCATTAAGTTTCCTCCTTTATTTTTCCAAAGTGAAAAGCGCTGCAACCTGTGACGGCGGATAAAGCAGCGGATCTGCGGGCTGGATGCAGACATACACGTTATCGCCTTCGCGCACTCTCATGCCCACGCTTGCCGCCATGTTGTACACATACGGATACACGCCGTTATCATCGGGCGCGGGGCGAACGCCGTAAATCGCTTCCATACCCGTGCTGAACGGCGGCTGGTGCGCAGCCGATGTAACTGCCTGACGGCAGAACCCAACCATGCCGTTATATAAAAAAAGGTCATACTGCTTGTATGCCTTCCCCACTTCCCATGGTGCAAACCCGTCTATAAACATACCCACCGTTGCAATGGGAGCAGCCTTAGCCGCCTGCGCCTGTGCGGCTCCCGCGGCTATGTACTCCGCTTCCCGCCTATCTTCGTTTGCCCGCCAAGCGCGGGCTGCATCCTTAGTTCTTATCGGCATCGTTTTCTTCACCTCCTTCCATTATGTCTATAATCTCCTGATATGCCGCTATCTCCGCTTCGACCTCGGCGGCTACATCGGCAAGTTCGGCAGCATCGATAAATGCCTGCTCTCTGTCGGCTTCGGCGCGCTTCCTCAAATACTTTGCTGCATTCACTCTCTTTACCTCCTAAAACTAAAAACTTACTATCGCGCACGGCTCATATACGGTTATGTTGTTTTCACTCTGCGCGTGGCACTTTACGCCCAGCGCCCACTTCTCGGCAGCTTTGGTAGCGTTGGCAAACCTATGCTGTTCACCGAGTTCTATCTTCTCCCACGCGGGTATTGGGTCGCTATAGTTGTTGCACACCCAGAACTCTATCGTGCCGCTCTGCATCTCGTACTCGCATTCAACTTTTATTTTCTGCGGCATCTTGTCGGCCTGCCCCAGCAATGCGGTAAACTCCACCTCTCGGGGCGGTATGGTGTCACTCAGTACCAGATTGTAGCTGCCATCCGCATTAGGTTCGTCAGATACAAGACTTTCAGATGCAAGAATTAAAGCGGGGCGGGCGTAGAAATTGTTGGCGGGCGAGATCGAGTTGACGTTGCCGTTGGAGATGACGCCCACCACAGCCGATGCCGAGGCAGGCCACCGCGCCCAAACGTGCACCGCTTGGCCCTGCTCGTTATAGCATTTGCGGCTCGCATTATCCGTAAAATAGCCGGGGTTCTCTGTTGTGTCCGTAGTGTATGAGTCCACACCATATTCGCGTGCGGACAGCGCAAACACATGGCGGTTTATGCTTACCACCTCGCCCGCATCGTTATCATATACCTTTATGGCCGTGGGCATTATAAGTGCCTTTGTAGCCTCGTCAAACCTTCCGTAAAACTCCGCTTCATGCTTTATATCGCATTGAGAATTCTCATAATTTACTTCGGTTTGGGCGTTGTTCCACTTAAATGCGGATTCACTCGTGCCCGTGCCCGTTGCCTTGTCACGCAGCATAAACACGCCGTTTTTATATGGATTCTTGTCTGCCGTAGCAATGATGCGCCACGGCTTGCCCATGGTGTTCTCTCCATTCGTTTCCATCAGATTTACAAGTACCCCCGCGGGCAAATCGGTGATCGGTCGGCTCATTCGTTCATGTTCTCCTCCTTAAATATATCTTCCATTTTCGCGTCACAGCGCAGCATCAGGCCGCGACAATTTCCCTGCATCAGGTGCGCACGGCGCGATCGGTAGCTTTGCTGTATTTCTTCATGCGCAGCGCCTGCCCTGTACATGGCTTCATATTGCTTTATGCCGCGCTTCAGCGCGGTCTTGGCCGTCTGCCGCAGTACGCGCACCACCTTGCCGGTATCCGTCATGTAAGTGCGGAACCCAAGGAACTCTATCCCGTGCGCCAGCGGGAATATTTGCGTCTTGTCGTTAAGCCGCAGTCCTATTGCGGCGAGGCCTGCCTCAATCTCCCGCCGCAGCTCTTTCAGAAAAGCTTTGTCACTATGAATGATATAGAAGTCATCCATATATCTGCCGTAATACCGGCAGCGGTAAACCTCTTTTATGCGGTGGTCGATTTCACATAATTCAAGGTTTGCCAAAGGCTGCGATGTACGCAGCCCGAGAGGTAATCCGTGCGATGTAAGCCGTACATACTTGGCAAGCAGCGCCATAACACGCGCGTCCGGCACGTACCGCTCGGCGCGCCGTAGCACGTCAGATTGGTCTATGCTGTCAAAATAGTGGTGTATGTCGCATTTCAGCACCCAACCTTCAGCGCCGTGGCAGCGATAATGCTCACCCATGAAAAGCTTCAGCCGGGCGAGTCCGTCACTTGTCCCGCGCCCCTTAACGCTTGAGTAGCAATCCCGGATAAAAGGTTTTGTCAACCAATCATACAGCAGCCCATCCACAAGCGCGTTCTGTACGATTTTATCCATCACGCAGGGCGCTTGTATCTGCCTGCGCTTCGGCTCAGTCACCCAAAACTGCCGCAAAGGACGCGGTTCGTAGGTTTCGCGCCGAAGCTGCCGGGCAAGGTATTCTATAGTTTCAATCTTATGCGCTTCCGCCGCGGCATGTTCCGCATCGTTACGGTGCCCGCGCATCGCACGGTTAAAAGCCCGATGCAGCACATCGGGTGTATATAGTATTTCGTACATAGTTAATATGGAATGCCGTTTCTCCTGTGCCGTCCCGTAGGGCAGCACAGCCGACATTGTGTATTCATCTTTGCCGTTCGTGGCAAAGATAGTATGCAGCCTCCTTTGTGTGGTGCACCATGCGGGTCGCTTCGCAGTCTCGCGTTCTCCACAGATCGGGGCGGGCGTAGTTATTGTTGGCGGGCGAGTTCGTGTTGACGTTGCCGTTGGAGTTGACGTACACCACAGCCGATGCCGAGGCAGGCCACCGCGTCCAAACGTTCACCGCTATATCAGGCTGCACACTACTAAACGGATTGCTCCCTTTTGCGCCATGCCATGCACATGTACTTGACATCGCGCACCTTCTTGCCCCAATACTGGGCACGGCTCGCACTTATACGCCCCGTGCGCTCAGATATATCTATCAGGGAAAGCAAGTAGGAGCAATCCCGTATAGCCCGTTCCTGTGCTTCCAACCTTGCCGTGTATGGCGTAGTGCCGCCGCGGCTTATGTCATTAGCCGTGACTATATGCCGCAATATATCCGCCGCGGTATCGCGTATATACCGCACAAGGTTGCCCCTTGTCCAGTTAGGATATATGTCCTTGTTTTCGGTTATTCTCAGCGTATAATCCAGCATTTCCATTGCCTTTGTGGCAATCCGAAACTCAGGCACTTTATCACCTTGATACGATTGCGCGTTTTGTGCCATAGTGGCCTCCCGTCGTTATTATGCAGTCTTCTGCGCTCGCAAAGTCGCATATATACATTTCTATAGCATTCAGCGACCCCGCGCCTTCTTCGTCTGCCGGAAGCTGTTCGCCGCCTGAAGCGCCGGTCGGATACACATTAAGCGTCACGCGGTCACTCGTTATGCACGTTTCGTTGCCGTCCGCGTCCTTGCCGTAGCCCATAAGGTATATAGACCACTCGCCTGCGCTCAGATTAAGGCCTGCGCGCGCCGTAGATTCACCATTGGCGTTCAGCTGCGTCTTGTATTTCTTATCTCCGAATTCAAGGTACGCCCACACCTCGCGACCCTGCCAGTCCCCGCTGAGCGCTGCCTTTATTGTCAGATAGCGCACCGTTCCGGCAACGACATAGCCACGATTCATGAGTAAGCGTTGCCCGCGCACTCGCAGCTCTATGTTAGCCATCCGCCGCGGCCTCCTTCGTCAGTATATCGATTATCTCATATGGGTCATCGCCGCTTGCTTCTTCTATCGCTTCATATTCAAATATTAGCTGCGGCTCATCGCCTGAGACGTCCACGCTCACGTTTACACGGCGCGCTTTGCCGTCCGCATCCGTCTCCGCAAAAGCGGCTTCAATAGCGGAATCGGGCGTTGTCCACTCCATGCACGCCGCGTCCGAATAGCCTATAAGCGCGGCCATTACCGCGGGCTGAGTATACTCAAAATCGCCCTGCTGGGTATAGATATAAAGAGCGGCCCCTGTGGCGGGGTCGTAAAACACTCGTCTTATGTACATCTTTATTGCTCCTTATACGCCGTATATGCGGTATTCGTATGTGCCGATTGTCCAATGGCTCTGAAAGTCAGAACAAATAGTGCTGTATGCTCGACCCGCCGTTATTGTCAACGTCCCGTTAGCAAACGTGATGCCAGACAATGCCATATTAGCCCAGCTTGAGTAGTCATTAAGGTCTGTACGTTTTGTCATGTATACAGCAACACCTGCGTCTATATCGATTACCTGTACGGCATCTATTGTGCCAAAGCACGAACCGGCATCTTCACCCGAAACGGCCTTGTTGCTGTTGCTAAGTAATCGCACAACAACAAACTTGGGCTTGAATTTTAGCCCTGTCACGCTGAACGTTGACTGAGCAGCCGACTTGTTGGACGTAAACGTGCCAACTACCGACTTTATCTTGCCACCGCCGCCCGTATTTACTCTGCCTATCATGCTATCACCCCCATATTACTATGGCCGGTATGGTCATAGCCGCGCTGGGTACAGCATTGGCATACAAATATATACCTCCTGCATATGTTTCGCACACCGGCGCATATGCACCCGATACAGCGTCGGTGGGCGATAGCACAACTTCGGCAAAGCTCGCAGCCGTAACGCCTGTGAGCGGAATGGCAGCGCGGTACGGATAATCCGCGTACGTTTCATCTGCCGCCCATGCCGAAGCAGCTACATTCGTGTTGACAAACGTGAGTCTCTTTTTCTGTACGCCGAGGTTTTCCCGCGCCGCGTCTGCCGTAACGGCGCCCGTGCCGCCCGCAGCTATGGGCAGCGTACCCGCTTCAAGCGCACCATCCGCGCCGGTGAAAACGGCCTTGTTTGCATCTGTGCCGATTTTGCCATCGTTGGTGATTGCGCCGTGAGTGTGGTCGGCCGCTGTGTCACCTGCGGTTTCTGCCGCATCAGCGTTGGCTTTCATTTGCGCATCTATTTTGATAAAATTGCCGTTAAAGTCGCCCACGTCATAATTATCATTATTCGCCGGCAACGTGAGTCCGTAGTTCGTAGTTTGTATCGCCATTTATACCTCCAAATTATTGCGGATATAGTCGTGTGTATAGCTTGCAAGTTGAGCATGCGTATACGGTTTCCCTTTTATCTCGCCATGAGTAACGTATGTATACACATATTCAACCGCAAGATGCGCAGGTTTAATTTTTTCCACCGCCGCTTTGAGCTTATCCATTTGCGCCGGTATACCGCGCGTTGATACAAAAGTAATGGTAAACTTATAATCCGCATAGTATTCCGTTACCGCTACACTGCCGTTTGCATAGCTCTCCGCCACACTTTTTAACATAGCAACAGTTGTAGTGCCAGCACTACGCATTTGGGCTATCAAATTTTCACGCCTGTGATTGGCTGATAAACTTAAATCGGTATCTATGCCGTATGCTCTTTCCCATAGTTCAAGGCCATCGAGTGCCGTAGCAGCAAAGACGTTATCGAACATGGCATCTCCAGCTTCCCACAGTTTTTCAAGCGCGTATTGGATGCCCTTCTGCAAGTCTTTCACTTGTTTGCTTTCGCCGTATATTGTTAGCTTATTTATCAGATTTTGCACTTAGCGTCACCGTCCCCAGCGTCGGCACTTCATTCGTCTGTAAAGTCACAGCTGACGTGCCATTATTCACTTTTAGCCCGCTATAATCATTTACGCCCGGTATCGCAAGCAGCAGATAACCTATTTTGTTGTATGATACGCTGCTAAGTTCAAATGCTATGCCCTGCAAATATTCGCTTACCGCAGCTTCAAACTCCTTTTTTACTGCATCCAGCGTTGTATCAGCCGATATTTCAACCGTCACAGAGACATTTATGTTCTTCGCAGTAGCAGACACAACCGTTACATCTGCACCAATAGGCCGGCATGCTTCTATATGCGACTGGACAGCTGTTATTATATCCGCCGAAACTGCGCCCATATCCGGACTTGCCAGCACAACCTTGACTGTTCCGGCGCCGTTCCATAGCGGCAGAACCTTGGCAGCGCCTACTCCGTCCACTTCCATGGCCCACAGGCGGTAGTGATATGCGTTGCCTGATGTTGCCGGCATCTGCAAACGCATCAGTATTCGGTTTCGCAATGCTTCATCTGATTCGTCATCGCTCCCACCTACCGCCGCGGCATTATTTGTTATACTGCTTATCCCCTCTATGTTTGTAAACAAATATGTTATCTTCCCCGCTGCAATGTTATATTGCGCTCCCGCTTTTTCAGCAGTAGCGGATATAGTAGCCTCGCCCCCCGAAACAGTAGCATCCTCATCGGTGACAAACATAAGCCCGTCCGCAGCGAGCATCCTCGTGCCGGCCGGTATGTTCGTTCCGTCCACACCTGTAACAGTAATAGATACGGCCGCTTTTGTTCCTGCCTTGCGGCTTATGCCATATTCTGCCGCGCGCAATTCAAGATATTCGCCCTCGTTAGTTTGCAGCAAGAATGTCTGCATTGCATAGTCTATCGTGGCATATATCTTAGCCATTTCAACGCTTGCAGCAGCCGCCATATCAGCCGCAAACGAACCTTCTATCTTGGATATGCTATCTCCATAGTTCGCCAGTATTGCTTCGCGTATGGCATTCTTGTCCATATTTTCATACATTGTTGTAGTTCACCTCTATATCCGTATTACCGTATGACGTTACTGCTGTACAGCGTATCGTAAGCGTACTGCCATCAAATTCCGCGTGCGCATCGGCTATGCCCGATATGTCAGGATGCTGCACAAGGCATTCACGTACATATCTCACCGCTTCCGCTTCCTTAACTTCGCGTATCCATTGCTGCCCCGCAAGCGTCATTATTTCGCATCCGTAGTTCCAGCTATAAATGTCGTGCAGGAATCGCTCTGTATGCAGCGCACGCCATGCCCAGCTTTTTACCGCCTCAAGCCCGCTAACTATCTCCGGCTCCCCGTTTGCGCTAAAGCGTGGCATATTTGCAGCATAATCCCATGCTATATCACGATATTCAGTGCCATCAGTCTGTTCTGCCGTGTATAGCGCAGGCTGAATAAAAGGATATGTATCAGCCATTCGCCGCCACCACCTTACATATAACGTAGTAAGCCTGCATATCTGTACTCGGTATTATAAGCACCATATCGCCCTCGCTAAGCCCCATTTTCTCGGTTATAGCTTCGTTCTTGGCAATCGTGTTGGCATTGGCCTGTACTGTCCCGTTGACGGCATAAGCGGGCATTTTAAGCGTTATTTCCCGTTTATAATCCTTCATCAGCTCAGCATTTATATACAATGCTTCTCCGTCTATATCCATGCCAGCGCAGCTTATCACAAGAGGGGTAGTGCTTTTTACGGTTCCCGTCATGCAGCCGCCGCTTTTAGGCCCATTCTCCCCTGCCTTCTTCCCCATCATCTCGGCCATGCCAAGATATGGATTTTCATTCTTTTCCATATATGTTTATTTCCCCTGCTTCATATTGGAACCATATAAATAATCCCAAGGTTCACTCTGAGTTTTCTTCTTGTTGTTCCCTTTGGATATTGCCTCACCTGCGGCTTTAGCGTCCATCGTAGCTTCCCATGCAAGCGTAAGCTTATTTGTATATAGGCCATTTTTCCACGTATGCACATCTGACGCAACATAGAATTTCCCATACAAGCCCGTGAACGGCTCATATACAAATACAGCATTACCCGATATACACTCGGCATTGCCTACATTCGTTACCGTTGCATTGCGTTTGAGTGCATTCTTTCGTATCATTTCATTCGCGGCCGCTATCGATTCTGCCCGCGATGACGATTCGATTATTATCTCGCGCATCACTCCCATGGTCGTATCACCCGTAACGGTTTGCTTCAATTTGCCGCTTGCATCATATATAGCGATCTGATTTGTTATATTCTCGCCAGATTCACTGTAGGATGCATCCATAAGATTTTCACCGCCGCGTATTACAGCCGCAATATATGCGCCCTTTTCTATCACGCTTACAGCATCGCCATCTACACGCAACATATACGCATTGCCATTTTGCGCAGCAGCCAAAGCATAGCCCGTCATTATCGCTTCGTATAGCGTCACGTTCATAAAATATCTGCTAAAGGTATACCCCGTAGGTACAAGTGTGCCTACGTTCATTCCGTTCGCAGTCAGAAATGCTTCTGCAGCCGCCTCGGCTGTCATATTCTTAATTTTCTGGACTATCTTGTTCCGTTTAACGTATATTCCGCAAACATCGCTTGACAAGGGCACACAGAGAAAAACAACTGAAAATGAGCTGCCAAGCCTTACACAATGCACCGCCTAACAGGACATAGGCGGTGTTTTTGTATGCAGACAGCGTTTTCTCTGTGTGCTGATATGGGCCAGCCGTGCGGCGTGGCCTAAATTCTTGTCAAGGAGGTTATTCGTGTCATGGCAGAAGAAAACAAGCATCCCCCTACCACGGAGGAACAGACCC